AAAGTACCTTGTCAGCGACCTGTTCCATTGAGAGTGCCATGAATATCCTTAAAGATAAGTTGTAAATTGTTCCATTGCTAAATCGTCAAGATTAACAACCGCTTGTTGCGCCATCTGGCGCTGTGTAACAAAGCGACTTGTTGTGTGCCAAATTTGATTCCCAGAGTGCTGAATCATTTCCTTGGCTTTAATCTCACAAAACCACAGAGCCATAACAACGTCTGTAGGATTGCGAGTTCCAGGCTTCCAAGTAATTAACTGATTGATTAGAGCCTTGATACCCTCGTGGTACTGAGGGTCTGGTAGTTCAATGAGATTATCTCGGTTGTGCTTAGCACCACCCATGGTACCAAACAAGCCCTGCATAGCAGCCACACCGAAGTCAGTGTCCCACTTGTTCTTACCAGTAAAGTGGCTAGAGAATCTAACACCCTTATTAGCCAGGTACTGGCGGAACTCTTCGTCCACCTCGTACATCTTTTGGTGGGCGTTGATTTCAATACGCAGTTCTACTGGGCGGTAGGTGTTAATCCAGTCTTCAATGATTGCACGAATCTTGCCAGGTGTTGGTTCTGACATATTGTAGGCATCTAGTACTAAGCGTCTACCAGATTGACGGTCAATAGCATAGACAACTAGCGCAGTCTTTCCTGCCATAGCAGGGTCCATACCAATTAGTGTGACCCATTGTCCGTCTCGTGGATGTCCAGCCGCTCCCACACGGAGAGGACCAGGCTTACGCATACGGTTAACACAGGCGTTAACAATCGTTGGATTAAAAATTGCGTCATCATCAATGTCCTGTTGCTGGTAAACTAGTGCCCATGTTGAGGCAGTCACCTCGCTACGTCTTGCAAATAGTGCTGGTCCGTCCCACTTCTGGTAGTAACCATCTTTATCTGGCAAGGTATCTTCATCACCATCCCAAGGACGGTCTGAACGTTCCCAGAGTGTTTTCCACTTCTTAGGGTCATCTTTAATTTCTAAGACTGCTGGCATAGCCAAGCGAGTAAATGGGCTTGCACCACCAGACCAGTGTTCTGGATTGCGCAGTTCGCGGTACAAGTCGACCGCGCCAATGCGAGTGCCAACGATGAGTAACTTACCGTTCTTACCTAGACGAGTGATAACTTCCTTCTGAAGCCAATCTAACTGCTTTTCCCACTCATGGGCATTGGCAGTAGTGATAACGTCATCTAGGATAATCAGGTCAGCACGGGCACCGTAAATCTGACCACCAATACCTAGCGCCTGAAGCGTAGGGTCCTTTTCGGATGAGTCACGGGCTTCTTGACCCAGGTAGACCGTATCGGTCTTCCAGGTGTCAGAGTCTTCTTTCCAACCACCAGAAGGTCCATAGACCTGCTGTAACTTAGCGTAGCGTGGGTGGGATAGGCGCTGCTTGATAGAATAGACGAACTCACGAGCCTTATTTAAAGTCTTGGACACCACAATAATACGCACGTTGGAATCCATGGCAATACGATAGGTGCTATAGCCTACGGTGATTACGGTGGATTTGGCGTGCTCAGGTGGCACATTAATTAAGATACGGTTCTTGTTGCCCTTTTCATAGGACATGGCTGGATGGAGCCAACTAGGCTCTCTACCCTCTAGGACATCAATCCAGTCCTGCTGGTGAGGGAATACTTCGTTACCTAGGAACTCTTTGGAGAATGTGGCGAAGTCTATGTTCTTGCCGTTCTCGCTTCCCAGGGTGACCTTCATTAGGTCCGAACCAGAAGTTCGGGCTATCTCTAGGTCTTTGGCGAAGGCTGGGTCTGTGAGCCACTTCTTTAGAACATCGGGCTTGCGCCCCACCATAGCAATCGCGGCTCGCACCTCAATGCCAGTTTCTACGTGGGCTATAACCTTGGACTTGTCTTCACGTAGGCGTACCACATTATGGTGCTCTGCACCGCCTTTGGCTGCCATATGAAGTTATCCTATCTTAAGCATTCACCTAATATCATCTCGTAATAAAATGATATAAAAACAACTTATATAAGTGCCCCTTTAGGGGCACATAATAGCAGCCCCCGAAGGGCTGCTTTCGTTGTTAAAGGCAGCCACAAAAGGCTGCCATTAGGTTGTGTGCGCCAAAGCGCACTTATGTTATTTTATCCTACATATATACTAACCCTGTTACAAAGGGACTGTAACGTTTCGTTATCAAATTGTTATAAACTATTTTTAAAGTCCTTATTCCAATGGGTTTTAGTTGTGTGCCTAATTAGCAAATACTGCAAAAAATATTAGATGGTACCCTAATAATAGTATGATAGTAGGTGTATGTTAATGGGGGTGGGTCATACGATTTTCGGTTTTCCACAGGTTATCCACAGGTGTGAATAACTTGTTTTTAACTTATCCACTGGTTGGGGACGGGTTGGGGACGGATTGGATACACTTTATACACAGGTTATACACAATACAACGGGGGAGCACGGAGGGCGACAGTCCCCCCTGGTAATTGTGCCCCCCTATAATTCTTTATAACGATTTCATAACGCTCGGCGTGTCGGCTTGACAGTTCCCAGGAATCTCCCCTGTGGATAACTACGGTTTTCCTGTGGATTATTGTTCACCTAATGTTCATCTAAAGTTTACCCCCTGGGCTTGACAAGGGCAGGGGCTGTCCTGTTAACTGTCTTTATCAAGCCAAACCGCTTGAGAAACAAGGAGAAAAAAAATGACTGTTGGCTATGTAGGAACAAAAGACACTAAGGGAGATTTTTGGGTTTGTTTCGCTTGTGTAGATGAGAACAGGGGCAAGGATTGGGGCGCGCATAGTTTCGCCCCCGTTTATGGAACGGACACCTACATCACGCGAAACGGTGGCAAGGCTTGCGACAGTTGCGGAGAAACCTTTATCTAGTTAGTACGCCTCGCCCCCCTGGGAAACCAGGGGGGCGGGACGGGGTAACTAGCCCCAGGAAACCAGGAGGAAAGACAATGCAGACAGAAACACAGAGCGCACGGGATTTATTCGCTAGCGATTACCTACTAATAGCCGATAACGATTACACCGTTTACAAGTTGCTAGTCAAAATGACCGCAATAAATAGCACGGTAGAATTGTCCGACACCTTGCGATCACACTATGAGGGGCTATGCGATAACCTATTCAACCTAATGAAAGAAAAGGGAGAGTTTAGCGAGTTTGAGAGAATGCTAATTATGCAACTGTTAGGGGGTTGGGGTAGTGACGGTTTTGACACTATCGCGAGGGAATTAAAGACACGCGAAATCTAGGGGGCTTGTCTCTCCCCCGTGCTTACGGGTACGGGGTAGGGATTGGCTAAACCCTAGCCAGGCAAGAAAATAAATGGAGGTAAGACAATGGAAGAGGAAACAGAGTTTACAACAGTTCAAGAGATACTAGACACGGCATACATAAAGTTCGGCGGTTGGTCAATGAGTGCTAGTCAGGTTATTGACTGGATTGCCACCGAGATTGACGCACTAGAGGAGGTTAGATAATGTTCAATTCATTAGTCGTAATTATTGAGGGCGTAAAGTATGTGTACGAATGCCATAGCCATAGTAAGGCTATGGAGATACTGGCTAGCCAGTACGCCATTACCCCGAAAATAGATTCATTCCAACTAATCTAGGTCACTAGTCTCGCCCCTATCTTTCGGGATAGGGACGGGACGGGCTACCTAGCCCGAACTACAGGAAACAAGGAGACAAGAAAATGACTAAGGAACAATGCGTTAAATGTGGCGACAGTGTAGGCGTACACGCCCTGTATGGGTGCTGTGGCGAGCCTTTAGAATCATCACTATCTTGCGGTAATTCATACCGAAAGTGTGCCGAATGCACGGGGGCGGTAGCGGTATGACTACGGCGCAACTATCCCAACTTATCGGGCGCGAGGGGCTACTAGAAACTAACGGGCTACGGGTAGCCGTAACTATCACAGATGTAAAGCAAGCCTACGGGCGTACACGGTACACCGTGACCCCGTTACACGGGCACGGCTTAGCAACGGTAGAGGATTTTAGAGTGGAGGTAACGCCATAATGTGGACAGTATGGGTAGGCGGTAGCGAGGTAAATGATTACTACCTGCCAACACTAGAAAAGGCGGAAAGTCTGGCGGAACTATGGCGAGATTCAGGCTATGACGAAATAGAGATTGAGGAGGTAACGCCGTGAGTACCTGGAACTGGACACCTAAGGCACGGCGGTTAGGTAGTAACCTATTCGCCCTGTCCTGCCTAGTGGCAACATCTGGAATGATTGTATGGATTTTCATACTTATAACAAACTCATAACGGAATGGTAAAGATTTAGTAAAGACTTACAAATAGCCTTGACACCCGTTAAGGACACCGATTAACTAGTAAAGTGTTAGATAGCCGAATAGGAAATCCGCAAGGATAAACAGGTGCATTGAGAGAATCACCTATCTAACACACTAACAACAACAGAAACTATGGAGGTTTCAAAATGTATAACGGATACGCAAATCAAGATGAGTTTCACAAGGCACTAGCGCAAGGTATGCAAGAATACGCTGATGTTATGGACAAGGCGGTAGCCAATGGTACTTACGCTACGGGGTGGACTCACGCTAATTGTGACCACGCTTACGGGTATTGCGAGGTGGCGTAATGATTAAAGTACGAACAGCAACAGAAAACCAATTCTTAAACACGGAAATTGAGTATGTGCTTGAGAAAATAAAAGAGGTAGCACACGGTAGTGAGGCAGACCGTAGTTATTGGAGGGGCAGACTAGACAGCCTTGACAACATCACACGCGCACTAGGTAAAGGGGTGCTGTAATGAGTAACGAATACAAATGCGCGTGTGGCTGGGTTGAATTAGATGAATGGTATGCACCCTACCCATTACACGACGACAGTTGCCCTATTCAAATTGAATTAGTAGAAATAGAGTGTCCTAATCACGAGGGTGCATACGACTGCACACCATTTTGTAGGGTGTGCGAAGGCAACCAGGGCTATGTCCCTGAAATTAAAATGGAGGTAACACAATGAAATACAAAATTACTATTGTGCTAGAAACAGACAACGGCAATCCCCTTAAGTGGGATTGGAATGAATTATTAGATGAACAAGGGATTGAAACTCTATCCGTAAAAGAGGTAACACAATGAAAGATTTTTATGCGCTAGTTTCTGACAAGATGTATTGCCTGGAATGTGCTTATGAAAAACAAATTGCAGGGAAATTAGCGGAATGGGAAAACGATTTTTCAGACGGCTTTACCTGTTCAAACTGTAAGCAGGTGTTCGTATGAAGCATTACTACGCATTCCACGAGACAGACGGAGGGGCGGTCTGCTTAGACTGTGCCTGTGATAAAGGTTTGACAGGGGACATAGTAAACATTGGGGATTCATACCCTGACGGCTTTACCTGTGACTACTGTTCGGCGGTAATCCTATGATTACAGTACGAACAATCCCACATAGTGGGGCATTAGAGATAAGCGCACACATCAGGGACATAGCGCTAGGCGGTAGTTGGTATGAACGCCAGGTTTACTACGGCTACAATAAGACAGAGGCTAAGCGGAAATACCGCGAACACCTAAATGAAAAACACTATGTGCTAGTCAATGACTAGACACGCCGTAAAATCAAGGGTACTTGACAAGCCTGTCCCTGTCTGGTACAATGGAAACAGTTAGCAACAATGCTAACTAAACTGGAGGTAACAAATGCATAACCCAATCAATGCCGCACACCAAATGGATTCGGAACAAGCAGCGCGATTTACCGCGTCACGCCAAACCATAGAGCAGATAGAAAAATACATTCTATCTCTAGAGGGCAGAAAGCCCCGATACAGGGAACAATACGCAAGCACCCTGGTAAAGTATCGGAGAGCCCTGGAAATTAAGCAAGGAAAGTAACTAGGTAACTAGCCTGTA